ACAAGAAATTGAGTGAATTTGACAAAATTCGAGCAATGTTTTAAATTTTTGACCAATTTTTGACCAAAAAAAATAAAACCGCTGATTTCAACGATTTGAAAGCTTTATTATTATATCCAAGCTTTAATTTTTTAAAAAAATTATTTCCACAAACATTTAACAAAATAACCAAATTTCAACGTTTTACGCTTTTAAAAGTTTCTATCTTTTAAAATTTTTTATAAATTTAAATTTAATTTTTTGACGGATTTTTGACCAAAAAAAGAGCCTTCGTGGCTCTTTTTTTTATTTGTTGTATTTTTTGTTGAAATCAATAACCCATTTTTTGTAAGTTTTTCCATCAATTATTATTTTTTCATTTAATTCTTCTTCGCTTAAAGTCTTTTTGTAAGCATCCATATTTTTGTATTTTTCTTCTGCATTTTCTCTATCAGATTTTTTCTCAATGTAGAAGTCATTTACAGTTAAAACATCTTCGCCAGCTTTTTTTACAAGATCTATTCTTGCTTGGTCTGCAAAGCTTGTGCATTCTTCTCTGCTTCCTGCGAATATTATTTCTTCATTTCCTTTAAAGCTTTCAACTACTACATACATTTCTTTTTCATTAACTAAGTTTTTCATGATTTTTAACTCCTTTGTTTTTTTAATTTCTATCTTTAACTTAATTATATTTTAGTACATGTACTAAAATATGTCAACAGTTTTTTTATTATTTTTTAAAATTTTTTTTCTTTTTTCAACTAATTCTTCTATCTCTTTTAAATCTTCAAGTTCAGCGTAATTGTTGAGAAAAGTCCTTGTCGTGCTTCTATAAGATAAGTATCTTCTCTTCTCTCTATTCTTCTCTATCCATTTCTTATCATATTCAGCCTGATTATATTTTTTTTCTTCTTTCATTTAATACCCCTTATTTAACTAAATCTCTACAAGCATTAACTTTTGCTTTGTTTGACAATAATTCAAAATGTCTTTCAGTATAGCTGTCTATTCTTTCTTGCACATCTTCAATATCTCCAGCAAACATGTGATCAATAATTAATAAGATTTCATTTTCTCTGTCTTCAACACTTTTATTAGAATCATAGCCGTAATAGTCTGCTAAATCGTAAAATTCTGTCATAACCCATTTTTCAATCTTTAATTCGCCTTTTTTTGCTTTTGAATAAATAACACCTATTTGCTTTTTTGTAAATTCAGTAGCTTTCATTGCTCCGTAGTTTTTCATTTTTTTATCTCCTTTTCTTTAATTTCTATCTTTAACTTAATTATATTTTAGTACATGTACTAAAATATGTCAACAGTTTTTTTATTATTTTTTTAAAATTTTTTTAATTTTTTTTATGGTATAATTAACTAAGCTCCTTTGAGCTTTAACTATTTTTAACTTGTCCGTGTCGATTTTAAATTGATGCGGACTTTAAACTTTTTAAACAAAAAAAGACCTGGAGTTTATTCTCCAGGTTTTTTAAAATCATCTGTTTTAATGATATTCGTAACATCTTCGCTCTTGCTGTCTGCCATGCCTTCGCTAAGCATATATACACATAGACCTCCTATAGCTCCTACAAGAGCAACAATTCTTTCCAGCGTTTCTGGTGTAGCCTTAGTGAAAGCTATTAAGCTCACTATCACAGCTGTTATGCAGGCCCAAAACTTTCTGCTTGATAATTTTCTTAACAAATCTTCTTTCTTCATCTTCTCGCTCCTTTCTGCGGTTAAAGTATCTATCCTGTTTAATCCAAAATTCTTACGCAGTGATTTAACTTTCTAACACTTTTAACAATATCCTTACCATTAAACCTCATTTGAGTAGAGCCTCCACCATCTAAAGCTATAAGACCATCAAAGGCAATGCTACTATTTAAAATTCTATTTCTGAACTCTTCAAGGGTGTACTTTCTATCAGAAGCTATTAAATATACTTTTCTGCCTCTGAACCCTATAGCCGTGTGTGCAGTCGCTCTTAATACGTCCATATATGGGCCCACAAAGCCCTCTTTTTTAGTGTTCCATACTGGATATAGACTTATACCCGAAATCGCCCACCTGACGTCTGTATGGACTTCTGTGCGTATGTTATATATCATACCCACACTCATATTATTTCCATCAAACCAAATCGTCCCTCTTTTTAAACCTTCAAAATTACTGACGTAAGAATTAGCTTCAAGAGGTCTACCATCTTGAATAGCTATTCCATAAATAGGCTTCTTGCCTATCGCATAAAAAGTGCCATTAATTCCATCAACATTTAAAGGTTTATTATCAACAAGCTCTATTCTGATTCTGTCTGCTTCTGTTTCAATGAAATTTATATTGTTTTCCACAAAAAATCTGTTTTCTGCTCTTCAGGTTGGTTCTTTGCTGATGTTAGGCAGTTTTTCGCCTTTTGCAATCTTAATACCTCTTAACACCATCATTGCAACCTCTTCTCGTGTCGCTGGGTCTTTTGGTCTTGAACCGTCTGTGATTCCTATTTTCTTAGCTTCTTCAAATTCACTATTCATAGTTTTATTTTCCTTTCCAAATTCTGAATCCTTTGATAGATCTATTTTCCACTCGATAGGATTCTTAATATCTTCTTTAAATTGCCACCACTTAGCCCAATTATTGGTACTCCAACTTCCAGGACAAATTTTGCCCGTTGCATCAAAATGTCGGATGACTCTATCTTGTGAAATATTAAACTTCTTCATTAAGTTCTTTGTAAGTTCTACTAAGTTCTTATATGCCTTTGCCTTATCTATATCAGAATTAATACATAGCTCTATGGATATTGAATTGGAGTTTAGAGCGTCTTTAATTCTATTAGGGTTATTTCCATATCCCCATTTATCACCAATAGACCAAGCAGTATAGCTATCTCCGATTATTTGTATGATTTCTTTATCATCTAAATAATAGTGTGCAGAGCCATATCTTGTAGCAGCTTGTAAATACCTATAATGGGACTTAGCATCTGATCCCTTTGTTGTGTTTCCTGTATCATGTATAACTAAATATTTAATATCTGAATATTTTCTTGTTTTCCCAATTTGTCTTTTGTTAGAAATTGGCAAATATTTAAAATTCATAATCTCATTCCTTAATCAAAGAGGAGGATCCTGTCCGCCCCATTATTTTCCCAGAGCATCTACTTTATTTTCAATTCTTAAAAGTATCTCTTTGCAAGCCTCACTGTCTTTTCCTGCTTCTTTGAGTTGCTCGATGTCTATCTTCATATCAGTTAAACACTCGTCCATTTTTTGATGATAGACTTTAGCGTCTTTGATTACTTCAGTGTTTGATTCTACTACTTTTGTTATTTTTTCTATCATTTTCGGCATTTGCCATAGATACAGTCCAGCTATGACGATTAAGATCCCAAAATTTGCTATTGCTTGATATTCTGCCATCATTGAAGATCACTTCCTTCCTTTAAAATTCTTGTCCTGTGATTTCCTTAAATTGTTCTTTTGTGATATCGCCAAAAGGATTGGTATCAGTTATTACTGCTTGTCTTAAAAGACTGATATCTATCCACTGGTTATCATATGCCATTTTCCAAAAATCCATTATTTGCCTCCTTTAATTTGCATTAATTGTATCTTTAAACTTGCTACTTCCTGACCAAGTTTTTTATTAATTTGCTTATCTTTTATTGCATCTATCTTTAAATTTGCCACTTCTTTGACCAAAGTTGCAGTCATATCAGGTTTAGGTTCTACTGCTGGTTCTTTCGGGTCATTGTTTCTTTCTTCGTAAAGCTTTCTTATTTTTTCTGCTTGTTCTTCGTCAACAAGCACAGGATTTTCAACTGTTCCCTTTTTACCTGTAACTTCTTGAACTATTGCAAAACCTAAGTTTTTGTCTACTGGTTGCCAGGTTATTTCGCAACCACTTCTCATTATTCTATACATTTTCCACCACCTTAAATACCAAAACTGAAGCAGTATTTTTAGATTCCACCCAATCATTTTTATTACAATTTTTAATTTTCGCTCCACCTGTCAAAATAGTTCGTACCCATGTTTTGGGTCCAGTTCCCGAAGCAACGCTGTCATTGATAAAGAGTTCAGCACCGTTGTGCAACCAAAAAGACCACACTTCGTCTTTGGGGACAGTGATGACTTCTTGCGGGTTTAATACGACTTCAAAAGCTCTATCAAATTTTAATTTTGCCATATTTACCTCCTTTAACTATAAGCAAGTATTTGTTCTATAATATCGCTTCCTACTTCTTCTCTAAATTTCTTCAACTCTTTAGATATAAGGGCATCCACCTCTTTTTTCGTATACATTTTGCCCATCTCATCTTCCAGAGCCTTGCCCCTGGCACCATCAAAAGCGGTGTCTTTGACCTCTCCTATCTTAAGTTGAGGAGATAACTCAACATAAGTAGACCCAGTCCACCTATAAATCCTACTGTCAGACTTATCTACATAAAGCTTTTTGCTATTGCCAGTAGATGGAAAGTTACCCCTTGCCTCATACATAAGCACATCTTTATAGACATCAAGGTCAGGCAGTTGACTTACAAGTACCTTCCCCTTTTCGTCAAGGTCGGCTTTTTTATTTAAGAGATCCATAAGATTAACCCCATCTGTACTCAGTACATCAAGAGCATCGTTGACAGCCTTTATAAGCTTATCAATCTCGTCCATGTTGTAGTTTAAGTCACCTACGATGACATAGTCATCGGCTTCTGGCTTGTTTAGTTTATAATTTTCTGTTTTTAACACCTATTATCACCCCTTATACTCATTAAATTTTTTCCAACTTACAAGCTCTAAATCTCGCCATCTTATATCCTTTGTAGCTTCCTTCCAAGTCTTTTGAGTGTAGGTAAATTTCCAGTCCAAATCGGCTGGCATATTTAACCTAAGCATCCTCTCAAACTCATCAAGATTATTAGGCAAGCCATTTGCCACAAAGCGTATTTCATAGACATAAGGATTTTCTGTTTTTAAAACCTCAACCCCAGCATCGTTATTAGAAAAGGCACTACACAAGTCTTTTATAGCTTCCTCATCTGTCTGCTTGTGCATCAAGTTTAAGACTGCTTGTATCTGCCTTCTCCTTTGTTTGTAAGATATATCTGGGTCTGTCCTTATACCAAGTCGCTCCTCAAAATAAGGTAGCATCTCTATGGCACTATCAAGATTAAGATTTCTATCTACCCTTGCTACTTGCTCTTCCATATACCTATAAGACACATCAAGCACTCTACAAAGATTTATAAAAGTTGGATTGATTTTGTCATACCAAGGCAAGAAGTAGATTAGCATTTCAAAGAAATTAATAGCAGATACAAAGATTGCAACCTGCATATCTGTTTCCTCTTTCATTACTAAGGTCTTTGACATAAGTTCAGACACTAAAATAGAGACATCACTTATTTCCGTGTCTGTCTCCATTCCAATCTTTCCCCTATCAACTTTTACTCCCTTGGTTTTTAATTCCTGATCCATTTCCATAAGGACCAAGGCAAAGTCTTGCCACTGATTACCCCTTAGACTGGACCAAGTCCTTTTTTTGACTGTCCCATAAGAGGACTCAAAAATTATTTTCCCCATACTATCTCAACCTTATAATCATATAGCCTCTTGGTATCTTATATTGACTTGCTACCCCTATGGACTTAACAACTTCGGGAGTGCCTTCCCAAATTTTGTTACCGCCACTTAGAGCATCGTAAAGGCTAATCTTTGTGATGTTGCCCCAGTCCTCTTGGGCGATTGGAAATTCAATGTCCTTAGAGTTCTGCACCTGCCCATTTGATGGCTCTGTAAAAGATACAGCCACCCTCTTATAAGACCCTGTCTTAACTTCCTCTGTGTTTTCTAAGGCACAGTAGACTTGTCTTGATATAAGGCTTTCTTTTAAGACCCTATTCTTTTCAACCATTTGCATGTTATTCATTTGTTGTCACCCCCAAACTTTCTAATTCTGGTACTTCAGTTTCCTTCATTTCAACGTTCCCCATACTGCCATTAAGTTTTAAGTCATCGTAGTCAGCGACTCCAGGGACTTTAAGTATTTCAGCCCCCACTTTGGCATATGACACGGTATTTTCTTTAAAGGATATGCTATAAAAGTATTTTTCTATCCTGTCTTTTATTTCTTCCTTAACCTCTATTAGGTTTGCGTTTTGAGTGAGTTTAATTTTTACATCAACCTTAACTTTTTTTGTTGTCGCACTCTCAACTGTTAGACTTTCATATCTAATTGGCGCTTCTTCCAGGATATGCTTTTTGACCTTTTCTATTAGGTCAGGTCCTACTGCCTTGCGATTAAGTCCTATAACTACAACCTTGACAGTTCCACCACCTTGCCAAGTTCTGAAGACTTTTGCGTTCCAAATTCCGTCAACTTCCGTTGCCCATAGTTTATAATGGGCAGGATTACCAGCCTTTGGTGGGTGAAGTAATTTCTCCAAATATCTCTCTCTTAAGTCATCGTCAGTTTCTTGGTCATAGCCATTGTTAATCTCTTTTGCGTTGGATATGTTATCCACTCCCATTATTTGAGGATTGGACTTGTCAATAGCATTAGGTAAGACATTGGCATCACCGCCATAGGGTACAGACTTGACCTTGATAGTGATATTACCTGTGTCGGGTATTACATAATCTTGGTCGATTTTAAATTCAAGGCTACCTGCTAAAAATACTGTTTCCTTTGGTATAACAGTCTTAGGCAGGCCAGTTATTGTCACTTCTCCCGTTGACTGTGTGGCTTGTTTTCTTTTGATACCTGCTATTTGTAATACTCTTGCATCAAGTTCCTCGTCCTCAAGGTTCATGACGTCAAACTTTTTAAAGAGTTCTAAGATGACCCTTTGAAAGTCCTCAAAAACAATAGCTGCCGCCGATAAAATGTCATAAGAAAAAGAATTAGGAGTCTTGTCCTCTGTGTTGCTCAAATTACTAAGCATTGACTGTAAAAATTCTTCTTGCGTTTTTTCTTGCATTTACTCACCTCCTAATACTTAAATTGTTCATTTCTAATTTTCCATATATTGTTATCGCTCTAAAGTCTATATATAGAGTTACTTCCTCAAACCTAACCTTAAATTCTTCCAGCCTTATGATGTAAGCTTCCAAGGCTCTTTTGATTGCTTCTTTGACAAATCTTTCCGCCTCTGAATTGACATAACCTTGAGTGTAGGCTTGACCTATAAGAGTTTCTAACTCGTGACCATAGGACCAAGGGAAAACTACCCAACGGTACCTTTCCGACATAAACAACTTCCAGAGTTTAACCTTCAAAGCCTCGTTTTCATAGACAAAGTACATCTTCCCGTCCTTTGTCTTAAATCTTGCCCTGTCCATATCATAGGCATATTCCTTAGCTATTGGCACTTCTATAAAGTTTTTTCTCACAAGCTGCGGATCCATAAAAGGATAAAAATCTGCCATACTTACCACCTCGCTATTTTATAGATGACATAGAGAGTTTGCTTATCCTTGGACTGTAAGCAAGCCACCAAGTCCCCAGCTTTTAACTCGTCTTTGAAGATGATTTTTGCCTTTGGAAAGCCACCTTGTACGTGGGAATCTCCCCTGCTGTCACTGCCAGTTAAAGGTGCCATAGGGATCTCTATTTCCCTTTCATGACCCTTGACCCAATATTCGTCTAATTTTATGTTTTTCTTTTTATAGTCGATGTCCCTAACCTTAACTACTAAGTCAGGTAGAGGACTTATGACCTCTCCAGTCTCACAGTAGGGTAATACCTCAATTTCTGGACTTGGGTCAAATAATTTCACAATTTCTTGTGCCCCATTTTGTTTTTCTTGCATTTTTAACCCCCTACATATCTATAAGCCTTTGAAAACTTTCGGCCACTTGCTTTTGAAATACAGACTCCACTATATCCAAGGATCCTCTTACTAACTCCGCCAGACTCAATTATTCTCGAGGCATCATACTGCATGGCTACGTGTCCTTTTTGCCAGAGGACATCACCAGGTTGCCTTTGGTCAAATGGTATTTCTACAAAGCCTAAAGCCTTTGGATTGCTTCTTATCCCTGCTGATGTAATTCTACCTGGTATATTTGCCCCTGCTTGTTTATATGCCCAGGTTACGAAGCCAGAGCAGTCTACACCAGTCTTAGGGTCAGTTCCACCCCACTTATAGTGAGTGCCTTTGATTGACTCACCAATTTGAATTGCCTTTTGTGCAGTACTTCCAGAAGCAGCCATTGGTGTAGTCTTCATTGGTGATGTTGATTCTGTTGATTCTGTTGAAGTGTCGATATCCTCCATGACGTTGTCATAGGACAACTCCAAGTCCACTACGTGGTAATTGTTGGAAAAGGTGTGTTTATCAGAAGTGATATAAAATTTGCCATTAAGACCAGTAAAAGGCTCCTTGATAATGACTGCATTACCTGTAATCAAGTCAAAGTCCCCTTTAACTCTTACACTTGCAGTCCTTTCTATATCCTTTAGCATACCTTTGGCTCTTGCTTGTGGATCCTCGTCTTTTTCTTGGCGGTAGACCTCTACAATTCCATCCTCAACATCATTGGTAACCTCGCCGATTGGCTTGCCTTCGGTGTCAAACATCTTAACCTTAGATACAACATTTTCAGAGTTTTCTCCGTAAGTTGCATTATATAAATTACTTTTTCCATCAAGTACATACTTAGCAACAATCTTACCTTGCTCTACTATGTCAACTGCTCCGTTGTTCATACGTATCATATAAGGCTTGCCAGTCTTTTCATTTTCTATTTTGTAGGCTGTAAAGACGATATTATAGATTGTTTCAAGGTCAAACTTTCTGTCTATTGGACTTCCTGATTCTGCTTTTCCTACGCTTAGTCCTATGGATCCAAAGGCTTCTCTTGCTATAGCATCAGGTGTCTTTTTTTCAAAATTAAAAGTTCCCTTGCTCTTATTTGCAAGTATCAACTTATCAAGACAAGTTACTGACATTATATTGCTATCTATGGATTTTTCCTTGCTAAAGACAAATCCATCAAATAAGACTATTCCGTCATTATTAATGAGTTGTACCTTTGCGTTCATCGGGACTGTGATTTTTGGTAGGTTTTTGTCAGTACCGCTAACAACCACCCCAAAATCTAATTGCCTTGCAGCTTGTCCTTTATCTCCACCCCAAGTGACCTCATTGTAAAATTGGGAAATATCCTTGCCGTTAAGTATTAGTTTCATAGCTTGATACCCTTTCCAGCAATTAACTTTTTAAGACCACTTTGTTTTAGGAGTTGCTTTCCATTTTTACCATTTCCAGTGATTTTTTTGCCTAAGGTCCAAAGTGTGTCATATTTCCCAATGGTCAAAAGTGCCGCAGTAGGTGCCACCAGTCCAACAAATCGTTTAATGTCATTTGCTTTGATGGTCCTTTTTATCTCTGGTGGCTCATACTCTGTGGCTTCTATTCTTACATACTCACTAAGGCTAAGACTGTAATAGACATCGCCAGTTCCGTCCTGTTCTCCACTTGTATAACTGTCAATTAAGACTTCAAAGTTATGTGGAGTTTCTGTAATTATTAGTCTTATAGGCTCGTCAGAGTTTGCCCAACTTCTTATCTTATCGTCATAGTAAAAGGGATCTAAGACGGCATCACTCGACTCCAAAAAGTCATATTCCTTGCTTGGGAAAAAACTCTCTATTGTAAGACTTCTAAGACCTTTCTTGCCTTTAAGATTTACAGTTCCCACCTCGTTAAGAGTCTCGGTATTGTTATTCTGTGACTCCTCTATGTTATAAAAAGGAGTGATTGGGAGCCTCAATCTCTCGCCTTTATGTGTTAACCATACTTCCATTAAGTTAAGCCCCCAATCCTATTTTGTTTAGCAATTTTTAACTTGTTTGCTATGCCATTAACTATCCTGTCTATGTCGGCATCTTCTCTTACTACCACTTGGTCAGCTATCTTAGGGATTGTAATTGTGATATTGTTATTCTTGGTATTGCCCATCTTGTAGGCTTCGGCAACTGATTTATCATGTGGCATAACTCGACTACCTCTTGGCAAGTCAACAATTTCTCCGCCTCTTTCGTGAACTTGTACCAGTCCACCGCTCCAAAAGTTTGTACCCTTGGCAAGTTGAGGTATTAGTGGGATATTGATTCCCTTGCCCCCAATTGCTGGCACCCAGTCAGGCACTTGGATTTTATTAAGTCCACCAATACCACGGTTGATAAAGCTTATAACCCCGTTCATTACTGATTTTACAAGAGTTTTAACTCCACCGAAAATGGACTTAAAAGCACCAACTACACCATTCCAGGCACTGTTCCAAGCACCTAAAAAAGTGCCAGTTATAAAAGAAATGATACTGTTAAATAGTTTTTTTGCACTATCAATAAAGCCTTTTATAACCTCGACAATGTGATTAAACACATTACCTGCGACCTCTTTGAAGTGGTTAAAACCGTTAACTACTGCGCTTATAACCTTAGTAACTACAGGTTTAATTTTTTTCCAGTTAACAATTAGTAGTACTACTGCCGCAATAACTGCCATTATCGCCCAACCTACTGGTCCAAGTCCGATAACAAACTTACCTATGGATAAGGCTCCTTTTCCTACAAACTTGCTTAGTTTAGCAAATCCACCAACCATCTTACCTATTCCAGTACCACCAAACCACTTAGTTATACCGCCAGCCTTGCCAACTGCCTTGGCAAAGTCAAATAACTTAAAATTAACCTTACCTGCAAGTTTAAAGACCTTGCCAAATCCGATTAGCATTGGTCCCATTGCCGCCGCCATACCCAACCACTTAACTATGTTTTGTTTCTGTTTATCTGATAAACCAGCAAACCACTTAGTAAGTTGTTGTACTTTTCCAATCGCTTTTTCTATAAGTGGTCCCCAGATACCAGCTGAGGCATCAAAGAGATCAGCCCCTGCAACCTTTAAGCCATTAAATAACCTTTTAAAATTGTCTATTGGATCCAATGTCTCGTCAAAGGTAGCAGATACAGATCCCTTAGCTAATTCTGCCGCATTGGCAAAACTCTTAAAGTCTAAGGCTCCACGATTTATGGCATCAAGCATAAAAGTTGCTCCCTTTGAGCCAAAATACTTACTTGCTATATTTACTTTCTCGATGTCTGACCCTGCTCCATCAAGTTGTTTTTGTAGGTCCTTAAGTCCCTCGCTTAGTCCCTTGCCATCCTTAGCAAAGGCAACTTGCGCCTTAGACATATAGGACATGGTCCTACCTGTATCAATACCAGATTTTTCCAAGTTACCCATAAGGGCAGTAGCTTGTGCAAAGTCTAATTTAAGGCTCTTAAGTTGTGGTGCTCCTCTTACAAGAGCATCAAAAAGCTTGTCAGTGCCTTGACCCGTATCTTGTGCGGTCTTAGTAACTGCATCTAAGACCTTGTCTAAGTCCTTACTCTCAACTCCAAGTGCTGACATTGCCTGTTTAGCTTGGATTGATGCTTGGGATATATCTTGTCCATTGATCTTAGAAAACTTAATCATGTTTTCGGAGGCATCTTCTAAGGCTTTGCCTGTAAATCTAAATTGGGTATTTACTTCGCCCACTGCATCTCCTATTTCTTGGAGGTCTGCTGGCACCTTATTGGCTAAATTTTTAAATGTACCCTCAAAGGCTTTCATATCCTTGCCAGTTGCACCAGTTTTTGTAGCTATGGTGTCAAGTGCATCGTCCACTTCTTTCCAGGCTTTAGTGCTTAATGCACCTATGGCAACTATTGGAGCAGTAACTCCCTTAGTCATGGTCTTACCAAGACCTTCCATACTTTTACCAGTTGCCCAAAGGCTTTTGCCAGTCTGCTTATAGTGACTCTCAAACTTGGTCAAGTGCCTATCTACAGTTTCAAGAGGCTTGGAAAACTTGTCTACAAGTCGCAAAGTTGCATCATATATTTTACTTTTCGCCATATAAGTCCTCCAATTCCTTTTGTTCTTTCTCTAACTCTTCAATTTCCCTAAGAAAAAATGCCCTGGTGATTACTTTTTCTCCATAGGGCATCTTAAGGTACTTATAGGGACTCCAACCCTTTTCTTTATACAGCCAGTAAGCGGTCTGCACTTGTGGATTGGAGTCTATGAGTTTTTTACTTTACTTTCTTCGTCCTCGTATCCTGATAGGTCCTCAATGGCGCCTGAAAGGATATCCATTTCTCCAGATAACATCAACTTTTCTACAAGTTCGTTAGGTGTTTTTGCACCAAATTTCTTTTGTAGGTCTTGGTTTTTAAAGACATCAGGGCAACCCTCTACGATAGTTCTTAGCTGTGCTTGGTATCTTACCAGGTTAACCTTGGCACTGTTGCCCTTACGCATTGTAATATCCATCATATTCTCGGCAATTTCTCCTGCAAGGGCAGGGTCTAAAGCTTGGATAGGGAAAATAAATTCTTCCCCACCCAGTTTATTTAGTCTTATTTTCTTTTCGCTTTTTGGCATTTGCACCTTGCCAGCATCAAATTGCATTAATTTTTCTACTGCGTTCATCTCATCACTCCTCTATAAAGTCATATAGTTCATAGTGTCTAAAATTAAATGGTAAGTTTTCTTCAAGATCCTTAGCATGTTCAAAATCAAGTAGTGTTAATTCTGTGAAAGTAACATTTTTAAACATGATTCTTTCCGCTCCTAAAGCTGTTGGATCATCTAACTTACCCATGATTTTAACTACAGGTGTTCTACCTGCTTGAAGTTTCTCGTGCATAAGCCTTAAGCCTACACTTGAATATTTACCGATAACGATTGAGCCTGTTCCTTCTAATTCAAGTAGTTTCTTGCCCTTCCAAAGGTCTCTCGGTCTAACTACATCTGCGTAGGACATAGAAACTTTAGCATCAAACTTCTTGAGGGTTGCCATGTATTCGTCATCAATCCAAATTTCGCCGAAACTTCCGTTAATTATTTGTTCGTCTTGTATATCTCTTTTCATTGTTTCACCCCCTAAATTGCTACATCAAGTTCAATTTCTTCGATGGCATCAAGGATTTTACAGTAAGCCTTTAAAAAGACCTTATCTTTCGTGTCGGCTTCTTTAATTTCCTTAAGATCCATTTCGTCAACAGTTCTTTTGTCAATTGTTTCAAATCCCATTGACTTTAAAAAGGCTTTTTGTGCTTCGATGTTAATTTCTACATGAGATGATCCTTTAGCAAGCAGCCCGTCATTTTCAAGAATTTCCATGTAACCCTTAATTGCTGACATTAAAAGTACCTTATTGTCATAACTATTGGCATACTTACCGATATAAGAATCTTGAGCCGCCCATTGGATGTCATCTGCCATGGCATCCATGATATCTACTATCTTAATTTTCCTAAAGGATTCTCCCTCGATTTGGCTTGTAGTTACAAGAGAATTAACTCCTCTTGCTACCTTGATTTTTTCGCCGTCATTTAAAAGTACAAATTCACCCTTGCCAATTTTTTGACCTATCTCCTCTTGGGTATAATGAGTACAAGCCTTAAGCTCAGGTAGTGGTGCATAAGTACAAGCTATTTGCATTGGTGTACCTGCTATAAGACCTGCAATTCTTGATGTATATTCATTTGTCTTATATTCTTTTTCCTTTGTGCTTACACTCGGCATTGTGAAATTGATAATCTTTTTGTTATCAGCATTTACATTAGCTGCGACAAATTTACATCTCTTGTCTTTGTTATCATTAAGTGTTTTTATCCAAGTTGCTATCTTTTCACTGTCTGTTTCGTCTGCAAATGGCACTGCAAGATAGTCCCATCTTAGGGTTTCAAGCATTTTAAATGCTTCAGTAGTTACATCAAATTTAGGATTGTCAGCAGTTTCTGATTGTTCAACTACTACAATTAGTTTTTTTGGTGTCTTTTGATAGCCTATAAGTGCTAACTCAACTTGTTCTCTGTTCTTTTCAGATAGTTCTTTGGGTATATCAGATGCTGTATAGATGTCATAAGTCCCCTTCATTTGTTTTTCTTGGAGGACTAAGGCAACGATACCTCTTATGCTTCTACCAATTCTGGCAATTCCTTGCTCTGTAAAGCGTATGTGTAGATATGGTAAGCCTAATTTAGCCATTTATATCTCCCCTTTCGTATTTCATTTGTATTTCTTTCATAAGTTCGTAATTTACAGTATTTTTTAATTTATCCACGTAAAATCCAAGTTCAAAGGTGAAAAATAGGGCATTATCCTCTATATACCAAGAATTATTGGTAATTAGTAGGTATAGGTCATCAATCTTTAAGCTATAATTAAAGATTTCAGATAATTTATCCCCGATTTCCATAAGTGAGTTTTTGTCTGCTTTTTGATACTGGACTACTACTCCATAGTTAACATAATCGTTTGTATTTGAGTAGGATTCCCTTTCAAAAGTTTCAAAATAGACAAAAAAATAAGACTCCTTAAAGTCTTGTTGTGCCTCACTATTTAATACTTTTGCCTTAAAATTCTCGTGGATTTTCTTTGTGATACCTCTTTTGAGGTCTTTTCCTTTTATCATCCAAACACCTCATCAAAGAGTTCATCTATCATTTTTTCTTGCTCTGCGATTATCTCTGGACCTAACTGAGCCATCTTCTTTTTATAGAAAAATTTACCCTCTACATAGTCTTTGCCTTTTTTCTCTTTCGGATTTCCTCTTCTGCCTACCTTATGGCCACGTTCAACTACACCAAATATTGGTGATTTATTTCTAATTCTTTTGATGTAGATCCCTTGTTCTTTTACTGTCGGTTCAGCAGTCCATTTTCCTTTTAATCTTTCACTTGGTTTCTTTTTTAAGTTAGATACTGGAGTGGCAGACTTTAACTCTTTTACAACTTTTTTCCCAAGCTTGTCATACCTATCTATGATTAAGCCTGGTGCTTTTTTCTCCAAGAGCCTTAACTTGTCTGCAAACTTGTCCAGTCCTTTAATTTCTGTTAACTGTGCCATAGGACCACCACTTCCATATACCTATTTTGGACTGTAGGTTCTATAAAAGGTGCGATGTAGATGATTTCTGCCCTTATTCCGTTAAATTCTACATAGTCATTAACTTCGATGTCATTTCTCTTTCGCATTTTAAACCTGTAAGTCATTTCACTTTCAGATTTTCTATTTTGCAAAAATTCTCTTCCCGTTGTAGGTATGAGTTCAACCCAATCCTTACAAATAAGCTTGGGTTTTTGTTCATATTCTCCCACATCATTTAAGACATCTTCGGTTTCTGACCTATCGTAAAACTCAACCTTTACTCGGTTTCTTCCTGGGTTATACATTTACATCACCATACTCTAATTGAGTTATCATACTTCTTACGATGTAGTTCATTTCAAGGTTTTGTCCCATCATATATCTTTCATCATATAGGTTTTGTATGATTACGAGTTTAACTATTTCAGCCCTTGCCTTAAAGTGGTCATTTTCTTTTTTCTTAAGATAATCAGTTACTCCAGCTATAAGATAATCTTCGGCTACCTGCATTAAGCTTGTCAGATAGCCGTCATCATCATCGTATGTTACTCGCAGATAGTTTTTTACTTCTTCAAGGGTCATAATTTACCCCCTTTTTGTTTAGGCAACTGTTGTTTCTGGGATTGTTAGGTAGATAACTGCCTCATCATCAACTACTTTTACGTCAAATCTTTCAATTACTCTTAGTAGAGTTGCATTTTTTGTAAATCCAGCTTCAGTAGATCTTGCTATTTCAACACCTTTTCTGTCATAGAAGTTGACAAATTCTGCAAAGTCACCAACATAGAATGGGAATTTCTTAGCATCTTGAGGTAGAATTTCGTCAGCTAATGGCAAAATTCTCTTACCTTTGAATAGTTTTTTACTGGGATCTGATAAGTCGGTAGTTAATAGTGGTCTTCCGTTTTTGTCTTCAAGTTTGTCAAGGTAGTCAAAACCTGATTGGTTAGTAACTATAACTGCTGTGTTGGCAATTGCAGGATCTAATTTAACGTTTAAAGCTGTTATTAAGTCTTTGTAGTCTTTACCAGTTACTTTAGTCTTAACAGTCTTTAATAGTTTTAAGATTTCAGCGTTTTCAGTGTTTACTGCTTTCTTAACAAAGTTAGATCCAATAATTTCTACAAGTGGTAGGTTAGTATCTTCAAGTAGTGTATTAGATACTGGAATAATATCTCCATAATCTTTTACTTCCCAAGATTGTTGAGCGAATGTAATTTCAGATTGTCCGATTTCTGTAAGTTCTTCAAAATTAGTTAAAAGTCCCTTTTGGTCTGTTGCTACTGGGAATTTACCAGACATTGTGTTTACAGATACCACATTACAGTAATCTTTTAGGGCAATTTGAGTTCTTCTAAGTTCTTTTAAAGTGTTTGCTTGTTCTTCTGGTACTAAATATCCACCCTTTTCTGGTGTGTGTTCTACTTGACCTGGAGTTCCAATGTTGTAAACTTCCATTTCAGCTTCAGTCACTGGTTTACCCATTACAAGCTTGTTAAATACCTTGTTTACATCGATATCAGCTTTAGGAGTTCCCACTTCCTTGCCATTTTCTACGATGTTCTTAAATTCTTCTTTTTCTTCTTCAAGGGCTATTTCAAGTTCTTTTCTTGCTTGGTTTAAAAGTTCAATTTTTGCATGTGCTTCATCAAGCTTTCCTTGTTCTTGAAGGGCTTTCATATCATTTTTGATATTCACGATTTTGTTCTTAATTTCTACGCTTTTTAACATATTTTTACCTCTTTTCTTAGTTCATCGCCATAGCGATTTCGATTTCTTTAAGCTTTCTTTCTTCCTCGTCTGTGTTTTTAATCAATTCTTTTGGAGTGTGCTTGTAGTTTAAGACTGATGTTCCAAAGTCATTTTTTACAGTAGATGCATTTGTAACCTGGATATTAAAAATCTCACTTGCAGATTTGCCAGTGAGCCAAGTTTCTTTGTCTATTAAGTTGTTGATTTCCTCTGCTGTCTTACCTTCTACTGCTTTGGTCATGTAGGTTTCTACAAGTCCTTTTTGGAGTTCGTCCAAAGTGTCTGCCCACTTGAGTAGGTCTTCAGAATTTCCCATAACTCCCACCATTGGCTTGTGTATCATAAGATAAGCATTTGACGGCATTTCAATCTCATCACAGCCAAAGGCTATAATTGATGCGGCAGATGCTGCAAGTCCATCAATAATTGCTTTTGTGTGTCCCTCGTGTCTTTGCAACATATTGCTTATAGCCATACCTGCAAAGAGATCGCCGCCACCAGATGATATGATGACATCGATGTTTTTCTTGGCATCTTTTAAAAGGTCTCTTATGTCCTGTGGATAAGTTTCTACATCCTCACTCCAGGCCCAACCTCGCCAAGCATCGTCGACTATATCTCCACTTACAAAGATTGTAGTTTTATCTGCTTCATTTTTAACTTTGATCACTATTTCTCACCCCCTTTTTCGTATGCTTTTCCTATATTATCAATTGGCACATAAGTACCATTAACCATAAGGACATCTCCACCATCAATCTTTGGCATACCAGAATAGATCCTTGCTTCGTTTGGAGTGTAAATTCCACCTGATACATACTTTTGTAGGGCCTCTGCTTGAGATTTTAAATCTCCTCTTAGGATAGTCGCTACGTTAAATTCAGTGTGTACTCCCCTATTAATTTCATCCTCAAATAGTAATTTGTAGTCAAATTCTTCTTCGTATTTTTTGAGGATAACCAAGAGTGTATCAATTAAAAAAGTCAAGTTTTGCATCTCCGAAGAGTTATAACTTGACTTATCATAGTTATTTAATTGATTTGGTTTTATCCCAAAAGCCGCCGCAATTTGTAAGCCTGTAAACTTTCTAAGTTCAAAAAATTGTGCATCTGTAAGTTTGATATCAAGTGGAGTAAGTTTCATTCCCAAAGGTATAGGCACGATGTTGCCATTGTCCTTATCCCTTACAAATTCTGTTATAGTCCTTACAAGTTCTTTTTTCTTGTCCTTGTTAAGTTCTCCCGTGTATTCCAGGATTGCATTGGCAGTAAGTCCTCGACTGTATAAATCATTGAGATACTTTTGTGCTTCTATGGATCCCCTTATTGTTCCTGCAAGTTCCTCTGCAATTGATGTCCCAACTATCCCATCTCTTGACAGTCCACCTTTTAAGTGGATAATTTCCTTGTCCTGGTAGTAGTAGTCCTTGCCCTTGTCGCTGTACTTGTAGTAGTACTTAGTAAGTTGGCTTAGGATATGTCCATCATCAACAACTACTTTGACCTTTCTTGGGTCTAACGGATGCAGTCCAACTCTCTTATTGCCGTTGGTTTCTATCAAGGCATAAGCATTTCCATAGTGGTTTCGGTTAAACTCCATCAAGGTTTTAAAGTCTGTAGGAGTCATAAAGGGATTTGGTCTTACTTTTAAGAGATAGTTTATATCGCTATCAGTGATTTTTATTCCTTCTCCATCTTTCAAGTGGATTGATAACTTACCTATGGACTCACTAAGGATTTTTAGACAAATGTAATAAGTTATTTCTGATGTATTTGCTTTTGTGATTAGGCTTTCAATGTTTTCTCCTGTACTGATGTTTATAGTTTCCCAGCCATCTGTCTCATTCTTCCAAGCAAAGGTGTTTTTAACTGCTCTTCCAAAGTTTTTAATTATTCCCATCTTTCTCACCGCCTTTCTCTTTCATAATTTCAAGCCATTCTTCTATGTCTGTTTCTGCGTTATATCTCTCAGTATTATCTATCGCCATAGCTAACTTCCAGGCATCTATGACAGCATCTACAACGTCAATCCTGTCTGTGTTAGTCTCTTTCATGACCTTAATTTCCCCAAAGGAGTTTTGCGTGGTCTTAGCATTGGCAAAGGACCATCTAAACAGGTCATTGTGTTTGTCATACTTAACTTGTAGAGCTTGTATCGATAACTGTAAATCTACAGTGGCATCATTTAAGGACTTAGCAGATTGGACTATTTCCACTAAGTCGCAGTTTAAAAAGTCTAAGTCAGCCAAAAAAGCATTGGCATTGTGACCATCATAACCACAAGCTGTAATTACTAAGTTAAAGTCCTCAATTAACTTTTTTAAGTGACTAATGATGTACTTGTAGTCTGTTTTCAGACCAAAAACACCCTCTGTTAATGTTAGATAACCCTGCCTTGCCCACATTCTGTAAGGTGCCTCGTCTGTCTTTTCGTGTTCCTCTAACCTCAAAATCGGCATAAAAGAGTGAGAATAGACATAGTAATAGTCTCCAAATTTAAAGACTAAGGCTATTGAGGTTAAGTCTCCACCTGATGACAAGTCAATCCCAAGTATGCACTCTTGACCCTTGAAATCTTCTAAGGTTAAGTCAGATTCACACTCTTTGAACTTATCAAGGTCTACATATCCTGCTCCAGAGTATTTAACCCAAACATTTAAGGACTTGGTCATGAAGTTTATTAACTCTTGACCACCTTTTTCCTTGGCATCTATAGCCTTTTCGGACATATCCTTGACCTTCTCCATGTTATAGGAGTTGTCCTCATTCCATAATAGGAGTGGATTGGCTTTTGCCCAGTTTTTATAGTCCCAAATGTCGTCATCTTCGTCCATTTCAGCGATGTAAATAAAAAGGGATTCCTTTTCTACTACACCAGATAGGACTTTCTTGGCAAGCTCGTATTGTTCATAGCAGGGACTATTGATGTTAAATCCTGCCGTTGTTATGGCTAAGGTTAGTGGACTTCCCACACTTATTTGACCATCAAGCATAAGCTTATACATTTGGTTGTTAGGATGAGCGTGGTACTCATCGATTATAGCCAGGATTGACCTAAAGCCATCTGCAGACTTGGTATCTCTACCAACTGACTTTATCTCAGTCCCTGTTATTTTTGATGTTATTGTCCTTTCGTGCCTTCTAATTCTGTATAACTCTGCAAGTTCCTCGTCGGCAATTATAAATTTTTCAACCTCATCCCAAACGATGTTAGCTTGGTCTTGCTTAGTGGCTGCACAGTAGATTTTACCTTTTTGGTAGCCAGAGAATGTTGCACGATTATTGATTTCAGTTCCTGACAAAAAGGACTTGCCGTTTTGTCTTGCCATTTGTACATAGGCTTCCCTAAATCTCAACTTCTTACTTCGTTTTTTTCTCCAGCCGTGTAAGGATCCAATTATGAAGTTTTGAAAGCCCCTGGTTTTTAACCTGGTAGGCTCCATCCCCTCAAGGATAGTGAGTTCATTTGCTATGTTTATTGCTCTTTCAGATAGTTCGACATCCCAAACATAGTCAAAGTCTTTTCTCTCCAGGTCCCTTAAGTGCCTTTTACAGCAGTCAATCTCGGCTTGTCCCTTTAAGACTTTGCCGCTGACTACTAACTTGGCATATTCTGTTACTCTATCCATCTAAATATCTTAGATACTTGTTAGTCTCGCTTTCTTCTTTGATAGGGACAATTAATTTAAGTCTATCAGTTGTTGCAAGTCCTAACTTCCCGGAGCAAGTCATTATTTGCTTGATGATTTTATCCTGAGCATTTATGAGTGGAGATATCTTGTTATCTTCTGTAACATACCTGTAAGTGATTTCTTCTCTTTGGATTTCTTCCGTCACTTCCAGGTATTGAGAATAAGCGTTGCAATAGATGGCAAGTATTGACAAGTCAAGATTGTCTAAGATTTCAATTTTGCTTGCTTCTTCTACTACCCTTGCAAATTCCAATTTTGCAGTTTCTGAAAGATAGGCAGGTGCTTTAAGATTTTTATTATCCAGTTTGATTTTGTTTTCTTGTTCCTGTCTCTCTTTTATTTTCTCTTTTCCAATTTTCCCAGTCGATGTTGTAGTTGTCTTTCTTGGTCTCGCCATAATCTCACCACCTTTCACACTTAGTCCGATTTATTAAGATTGATCACAATTTTCTTGTAATAAAAAAGCACCTTGTGTTAAAAGGTACTTCCTAAAATTTTCAGTTTTTGGCATTTTCTCGCAAGAAAAGTCCGGCGCTGGTCTTTGAGACCTCGTCTAAAACTTTCTGACCCACCCCCGTGCCGTTTTTATTTATTCTGAATAGTAATTGTTGAGTTTTCTTTTTAGTGTCCTCATCTCGGTTATACAGTGCGTGTATCTCTTGATGGCTCCTATCCGTCAACCAAAAAAGATTAATAACATCATAAGCCATAGACAAATCATCAGCCACCTCAATGATGTGGTGTGCCAACCTGCCCTCAACAATCTTACCCGTCTTGTAATAGATCCATAAGTCAATACCATTAGCCCTGGATTTGCAAACATTTTTTACAACAGCCCATCTCTTATCAGTGTACACGCTGTGGTTGTCTCGACTGTACTTGTCATAGGACTTATGATACTTACTCATGCAATCCTTACACATTTTATCAGTAATAGGAATAGACTTCCCACACTTGCATAACTTTTTAAGCATTTCTCTTCCTTCTGTTACATCTCATGCTCCCACCCCTGCCTTATTCAAGATGTACTTTCCCTTAGCTTTGTTATACTCAAAGCTACTTCCTTTTGTATGAAGAAAATTTAGGAGGTGATTAAAAATAGGAAGTCTTATTCATACTTCCCTATTTTATATTAAAACATTAAATTATTTCCCTGGTGTTGCAACATTACCAAACTTTGAAATTATTTTTTCTAACTTCTGAATATCTTTTGAAATTAAAGAAGCTGGTATATGAATTATTTTCCAATCCATGCCTAAACTTAACTGAATAACTGCTTCTCTATCTGTCTTATAAATATTCTTATGATATACTTCACCGTCAACTTCTATAATTGTTTTTATATCTTTTAAAGCAAAGTCAACTTTATATCTGCCAATCTTTTGTTGAGGTATGACCGAATGACCTAATCTAACAAGTTCTATAGCAACCATTGCTTCTGGAATACTGTCATAATCATTTAACCTTGTTCTTGCTAATCTTATTGCGTCTTCGTAATCATCAAAATTTCTCACTTGTCTGCTAATGCTTTCTATGGCTGAATTAAATCTTTTTTCCCACTTAGTCTCAACGTTTATAAACTTATCTTCATAAGCTTTCTTTTTCCTGGTTTCGTTCCTTTTACATATAGGACAAAGATAAACTTTATCACCATTATAAATTTGTCTTTTTATTATTGTTCCACACTCACTACAAGGTATTAAATAATTAATCACTCCATCTTTTCTACCTCTTCCAGGTCCTCTTTCTGATTTTATTCCATCTCTTCTTGCATAGTATTCACTTAAAGTTTCATTCATATTAAATCAAACCTTTCCGCCACCTCATGAATAAATTTGCTTTTATATCGTCCATAAGTAGATCTATCAGCATCTAGAGGATAGGCTTTATATTTCGTTATATTATCCCAAACTCCTCTTTGATATTCAGTAGGAATAACATTCAAAGAGTTCTCTATAATTGTAACATATTTAATATACTTTTCTCTTTTAATGACCTTATTCAACACAGGATCACTTACGAAATTTGTTTTTATAAAACGATTAACATCTTTACTATAACTCGAACTATTTAGAGTTTCTTCTAATTTTTTTTTCATTCTGTCATAATCTCTAATTATCCAAAGAGTTTGGTGGTATATCGCTCTTGGCAATTTGTATTTATTATTAATTTTTCTCTGATAGTCTCTGCCCACATCATGCCCCTCTTTTGCTAACTGGTATCAAGTCCCAGTCATTATTCCACTTCTCACTTAATATAAGCTGCGCATCTTCTGGACTTCTAGCTACTCCATAGATCAGTCCTTCAGCTAATGCCCATAGCCTAAACTCTTCCTGTTCTGGACTAAGTACACCACGTTCCCTTTTAACTTCGATAAAGAATATTTTGTGATCGCTATACCTAAAGCCCATTAAGTCTGGAGTACCTTTAGGAAACGTAGTGATCCATCTAGTAGTACCACCACTCTTAGCCTTGAAAGTTCCCGTCACCACGTTGTATACCTTAGCCACTGGAGACAGCACTGCTCTTATACAGCCTTTAATATCTGTTTCAGGAATTGGCTTACCTGTTAAATCGTAACCTTGTTTAATCATTCAGTATGTCCTCAAATAGCTTTCTTTTATTTTGCCCAATGGATTTTCTAAGAGGTGTAACTGCTACTTCAAATGGTTGGCACATCTCTGCAATTCTATCAAAGGTCCTTGCGACTCCATCTTGACCAGTCAGTCTTTGCTCCAATGTCTTCAAGTCCAAGTTTGTAGTTACTATTAAAGGCTTCTCTGCTCTATATCTGAAATCTATAATTTCATAAAGCTTAGCCTTTGCCCAAGAGTTGACCTCTTCTGCTCCTAAATCATCTATGATTAAAAGTTCCGCATCTTGTAGTGTTCTTAAAAAAGTATCTGTTCCCTCTTGTCCGAAGCTTGACAGCTCTCTTAACCTTTGTAAGATTCTTGATGAAGTAGTTGCTATAACTGACACTCCTTTATCTAACAAATGATTTGCTATGCAAAAGCTTAGATAACTCTTACCAGTACCAGGTGCACCATAGATCAGTAGGCCTATATTCTCTTCTCGCATACGATTAAACTTAGTAGCATACTTCAAAGCCAAGTTTTTATATTTTGAATTTTCTTTTGTTATTTTAAAATTTTCAAAGGTGCAGCTTTCAAATCTCTTATCCATCAAAGAGTTAATCTTTAATCTTTTAAGTCTTTCCATCTTTTCTCTTTCTCTGTCTTCTTGTAGGAGTCTTTCTCTTTCTTTGTCTTCTTCTTCGCTTAATACTCTTACTCTAAATGCCTGACCTAAGACATATATTGTCTTAAAGGTCGAGTGGTTTGTACCAATCGTATTTGTCATCTTTCACCTCTTCTTTCTTTTCGTAATCTTTATATTTATCTTCTGTGATTGAATTAAAAAACTTCTTACTGATTTTATTAAGGTCAATGTTCTCTTTTAACCAAGTGCTTTCGTTTATCTTTTCTGCAAGCAGTTTGATATTATCCGCTCCATAAGTTTTAATTAATTTTTTCACTGATGATTGAGAGATTTTTTTGTTGAGTGTCCGCTCTAATATATTTAATATATATATCTCATCATCATCATTATTATCATTATTAATCATTATTCTTTCATTATTGTTTATGTTCCTCAGTTGTTCCTCAGTTGTTCCTCGGTTGTTCTTCAGTTGTTCCTTTTGAGTATTATCATCTTGATAAAAGTTGTAATTTACAATGGTTATAGTGGTGTATTTACCTTGTTCCTTTTTTGCGATTATCATTCCATCTTCTTCTAACAAATTTAAAAAGTTAGTTACTTTTTTTCTTGACCACTTCCATCTTTCGGCTAACTTATTTACGCTTGTAATTCGCTGACCTCTTTTGATTGTTTCAAGTTTGCCATTGATTAAAACTTTCTTATCCTCGTGGTTCACCATCAAAAGCAGGTCAATCCATGCAGATCTTTTATCAAATTCTTCCTTATCGGTCCAAATCCAGTGATTAAATAAGCTTCTATGAATACTTATCCAGCCTTGACTTGCCACGAAATCACCACCTTAACAAATTTCTATAGGTACACCTGTAAGTTCTTGCAGGCTCTCTTTGATGACCTTGGCATCAGAATTAGCATCTGATAAATGCAAAACATAAATTTTTTTAAGCCTTGATAAATTGCATTTTTCTAATAAGTCGATTGCAGTTTCTAAAGACATGTGATTTCTTTTAATTCTCTCTCTTAAAGCAGGGTTTAAATTGTCGCTCTTATTAATTGTTTCTTTTACATAGTTAACTTCAATCATGAAGTAAGTTGGGTTAAAGCTATATATTGAATATTGAGTATCTGTAATAAATACTAATTCTTCTTTTGCCAATGTGTCATAGATAACGAATCCTACTGGTTCTCTTGCATCATGGATTGTTTCAAAAACTTTAACCTTAAAACTCCCAATTTCAAAGAAGCCCATATCGCGATTAATGTATTTAGAGTAAAAGTCAATTATTTTAACTCTATGACTCTCTAAATTCAAAGCTTCTTTAGTTCCTTTCGTCATGTATAGATCTATGCCAGCCTTGATTAAATCTTTACAAGCTTTTGAGTGATCGCCGTGCTCGTGGCTGACTAAAACTCCGTCTATATCAGTAGTCTTAAAATTTAACACTTCTTGTATTCTTTTATAAGGAATACCACACTCAATCAAGAGTGTAGTATCCTCATTGCTTATCTTGTAGCAGTTACCAGAACTGCCACTTGCAATTATTTCAATTTCCATATCTTTTAAAATGGCGCTTCTGCTTCTTCAATGATTTCGCCAGTATCAGGATTTACCTCAATGGTTTTTTCTGGACCTGCCATTTCAAGCATAGCGTTCTCTTCTGTAGCTTTTAATACTTCTTCGTCTTCTTCTCTCTTAGCTGCTTCCTGAAATTCAGTAGTTAAAACTCCATATTTTGTGAGAAGTCTTCTAAGCACTGTCTTTTGTGCCATTTCATCAAATTGATTCTTCCAAGGACTGTAATCACTTCCGAAAGATTGAGAGTATCTTTTTGCGTGGTTTGTTATATCTTCTTTGCTCATGAAGAGTGCTTTTTCATATCCGTTTAAAAGTTGGAAATATGCGAAATATCCTATCGCTTTGTCTGATTTAGGTTCTCCTACGATTTCAAAAGTTCCTCTCAAAAAGTCTTTTTTAATTTCCATTCCCTCAAACATTATTCCAGCGTTTAAAGCCTTATATTGTCCGCTTCTTTGTGCCATTTGAATATATCCCTTATATCCTATTTGGAATTGTGGTGTTAATTTGTTTTTATTCTTAAATGGCACAATGTAGGCATAGCCAAGACTTTTATTAATCGGCAAGTTAAGAGTTGCCGCTTTTAAAGCTTCCATTGCGACTTCTTTCGGGTCGCAGTTTTGAAGATAGTTGTCGCCATTGTAAAGGTCAATTATTGAAGCTATGAATCTGTCTTTATTTTCCTTCAGAGCATCTGCAAATAAGTTTTGCATGCCTTGATTTGCCAAAAGATTCTTCATTTGGTTAACTGGACTTAGTTGTCTTTGTTCTTGTTTTTGTATATTTGTCATTTTAAATCTCCTTCTTTGATAAATACTCCGTTTATAGTTTTTCCTTTTCTATCTTTGATTTTTTCGTAAGCTCTATATAAGCACTCAATAGGCTCTAAATTTAATTGGTCGCATAAAATAATTAATGTAACGAATATGTCGCCCATTTCAAGCCTCGTATTGTCTTGTGCTTCTATTAGCCTTTCATAATCACAGTGGACATTTTCTGACGACTGACCTATTCTATCGAAGTGGTCCATCTCCGTCTTAAACTCAAAGACTTCTTCAATAAATTTCATAAATTGTTTTTTCGCATTTTCTATGTGGAGTAAGTCTTTATCTTTTGCCCATTCAAGGACCTTTTCTCTCAGTATCTCGAAGACATGGTCCTCATTAAATCTACCAACATTTAAATTATCAAGAACCAAATCAACATTATCTTCATAATCTTCTAAAGTCCTTATATTTAAATCAAATTCGTCAGCATCGTCATTCTCATTTTCATAAGTTACACACCTAACCTTTGCATCTGGGTCACAATAAATCAGTTTCATTATTAAGTCTTTTACTTTCATTTCTCACCTCTTAAAATGGAATATCTTCATTATTCACAGGATAGAAGTCTGCACTTTCTGCGGGCTTGCTATTCTTAGAACCTATAAAAGTGATGCTTCCTATTAAAACATCAGTAGTATATACCTTTGTTCCGTCCTCTTTTTCATAACTTCCTGTTTGAATTCTTCCCTCAACTCCAATTTGGCTTCCCTTAAAATGATAATTTGATATGACTTCTGCTGTACTTCCAAAAGCTACACAGGATATAAAATCCGCTGTCGGTTGGTTGTTTCTTTGAGCTTCTTCTTTCTTTTCCTTACTTAGCTTTCTATCAACTGCAACTGTAAATCTTAAAACTGCTGTTCCTGACTGACTGTATCTTAATTCAGGATCTCTTACTAATCTTCCAATTAAATTTACTGAGTTCATTCTTTCACCTCTTCAAATAATTTTTCAAATTCTTCAATGTTATCTTCGTCATAAATTTCATGACCTATATAAAAACTCCATCCATAATCTTTTATAAGTCGCAAGCATATCTCTTTTTCTGACAATTCCTCACAGTTATCCAAACTCTTAGCTCTAATTGCTCTTATGCTTGTAAAGTTATCTACCTCAAGGTCGCATTGATACAAATAAGGACTATCATAATTAGCTTGTATTTTTGCCTTACCTCTCGATTCAGCCCATACAAGGCTACTATAATTTTCTGGACTCTCATCTGAACTTAATATCCACGCTCTCATTGCTCCCACTCCAATCTTTGACCACATTCATGACAATATTTTTGAACTTGATTGCTATCTAATCTGCACCCACATTTTGGACATTCACTGATATAAAAAGTTGCACCACAATGGTCGATTGTATATTCTTTTACTTTAGAATTTTTATCCGTTTCAATTTCTTCAATATTTATCTCACCGACAAACACATCACCTAAGCGATATATGGGGGATAATATTTTCCCAACCATTCCTTTAACGCCCACTTTAGACCAATCGTCATCTGCTTCAAAATTAAAAGATATTTTAAACTCTTTCATTTTTCCACCTCAATTATTTCTCTATCATCTGATTTAACGTCTATAAATCTTGGTAAATAACCGTAAATTTTATCTATCGCATCATCTTCGTTTAATGCTCTAACTTCCATTTTGATTTTGTAACTTCCACTTTCTTCAATTAAAAATTTTTTCATTCCTCCACCTCGACTATTCCTCTGTATTCATATGTTGTTAAATATCTTGTATTAGTTTTGTTTTGTTCTTTAAGAAATTTTTCCGCTTTTTCTTTACTGTCAAAATAAAATTTATTATCAGGATATGTGTCAAAATATTTAATAACTAAATGTCTTTTCATTCCTCGTCTTCCTCATCTAACATATCTATTTGATTACTTTTCACTTTTTCCAAAACAACGACACCATCATCAAGTTTAAATTCCATGCCCTGGTATGCATCGCCACCGTCTAAGCTTGATTTCTTTTGTAGATTAGTTCCTATCTTGTAATTAAAAGCTGGCATTTTATAAGCTTTTTCGTCTTTTTGCTCATACACAGTGCCGATTTTTAATTTGAGAGTTATATCGCCTTGTTCAAATTCTCCAGCTGCTATTTTCTTTGCAACATGGACAATTGATGCATTTAAACTCATCTGCATATCTTCAAATTTTTCATCCTGTAAATTAAATATTCTCATTGTTTCCTCCAAATATTTCTGGATAAAATCTATCTCCATATTTTAAAATTCTTTCAATATCTTCTTCTTCATCATGTCCGTATCCTGTGCCTATATAAAATTTAATTTCGCTCTCTGTCTTGACTTTAACTATTCCAATTACAGGAATTTCAGCGGTGAAAGGTGTGTACCACCAAGCGTTTAAAACTTCACTCAATTTTAAGCTCCTTGTCATTACTAACTATTAACCTTACTAACTGTGTATCTGTCTTAATTAGCTCATTTACGCTTTCTGCGTTGTCTATAAATATCGGTACTTTTAAATTTAGTTTGTCTGATAGAGTATTAATCACATCAAGACCTGCGTTTATTTTTGCCGCATTATTTAAGTCGCTGTAAGGCACACCATCAAGTGTAACTTCGCAAGTTTCAGTAATTCCGCCGTTTATTTGATTTTCAAAAAGCTTAAATTTAACTAAATTAAAACTGTCATTTATCTTATCGCTTACAAGTTCTACATAAGTTTTTGTATATTCTTCACATAAATAGATGATTCTTTGTTGCTCTTCATAAGCCTTGGCAAGGTCTTTTTCTTGGCTTTCAAGTTCTTTAATTCTTTCGTCAATCTTATCGTCTTGACCTTTAAGTGAAAGCTCTCTATTGACTTCATCTAACTCTTTATTAAGCTCGTCTTTTTTCTTCAAAAGTTCTGTCTTGTCAGTTAATGAAAAGCTATTTAATCTTTCTTTGGTTTCTGCTATTTCCTGGTCAATTTCTTTAAGTCTTTCAGGCTCAGTTGGCAGGTCTTCTGTCTTATATTCCTTGACCACATAGATTACTATTTCGCATTCTTCAATTTTTATCTTTAAATCTTTCGCTCTTTCTTCAATGCTTGCTAACTTCTCAGACTTTTTCTTATTAAAGTTGGCCATAGTTTTTTCAATTTGGTCAGGCAATAAATCCTGGCCACATGTCGGACATTTAAAATTTCCTTGATATTGGCTTTGATGAACTTCTTGCCATTCTTTCCTAAGCTTTTCGATTGATTCTTTAAAGACTTCTAATTTCTTTTTAGCTTCTTCTGCTTCTGCTTTTTCTCTTAATTCTGTCGCTTTAATTTCGTTATTTTTGTTTTTAACTTTTAAAAGGTCTTCCTGGAATTTTTCTGTTAGATCTGTTTTCTCTTTTTGTAGTGCAGTAATTTTCTCGGCGACTTCAGTCATTCCCTCAGCTGATTTTGAAACATCAGCAAGTTTCGTGTCTATTTCTTTAATTGCTGGCAGGATTCCTCTTTTTCTGAAATCTAAAGCACCAAAATCTATATCTTTAACCTTAGATTTGTTTAGTTCGTCAATTCTTGCTGGTATAGACTCAATGTCCTTATTAATTTTTTTGGCACTATCCTTAGCGATTTTCTTTAATTCATCTACTGTGTAAGTTTCAAGGTTCAATTCTTCTAAGTTCTTGTTCTTTGCAATTATGTCTTCAGGCTTTACTTCGTCTATTAGTCCTAAGATGACTTCACGTCTTTTGTTCTTGTCCAAGATTTGATTAAAGTACAAAGGATTTGAAAGTAGATTAAAGTTCTCTTCGTCAATGACTGTAGCCAGTCTATCTGTGTACTCTTTCTTCTTAATCGGCACTGAGTTGATGTAGTAGTCGGTAGTGTGACCTGTGAATTCTGCTTGTGTAGATCCTCTCTTCTTAGTCCAGATTTCTTTGTAGATTTTCTTCAAGGTGATTTCTTCATCATCAAATTCCAGAGTACCCTCAACCATAGATTCTAAGTTGTGGATCTCTTGTCCGTTTTTGTCAAAAGGCTTGATTGAGAAGTCCTTGCGATTTAAACTGTCCTTATCCCAAAGTAACCAGGAATAAGCGTCAAAGATTGTTGTCTTACCTACTGCATTATCGCCACTTATGTTAGTTGTGTCCTTAAATTCTATGGTTAAGTCCTTAATGCCCTTAAAATTTTGTAGTTTTAAATTTTTAATTTTTATTCGCATGATAAACCTCCGTCAAATACATCTTTAAAGGCTTCTATATCTCTTAACATGATTTCTGTGAGATAGTCGACAAATAAGTCTTTAGCATTTTCTCCGCTATAATAGCTTTTAGATATGATAGTTTTTAAAGAACTTTCTTTAATGCTTACATTTAAAGTCATTCTTAAATCATCTTCAATTTTTCTTTTTTCTTCATAGCTTTGAGCGTCTTCGTATCTCTCAAAAAGTGTTCCATCTGACACTTTAAAACATTCAATTTTTTTCATTTTTTATTACTCCTTCAATAATTTCATCTAAAATGCCATTTCTACATTTTTCTAAATCTTCTATTTGTTTTTTAATGATTTTCTCTTGTTCCTGTAATTCGTATCTATAACTTTTCAACACATATACTACTTTTCTTTGTCTTTCTAAATCTGGCACTTTAATCTCTAAATTTAAAAAGGCTTTTTCATTCAATTCTGTAATCAAAGCTGGTATTTTAAGTTGCTTAATCAAATATTCCTCATTTTTAAGCCACTCATAAAGATAGTCTTCTAAAATCGCTCGATTTTTAACCTCAACTATAAAACTTGCTTCAGTTACGAAGTGTTTAAACTCTCTCTTATAGACTTTGCCAACTGTGCCTTTTCTCGTGATGGTTATTCTGCCGTCATTGTTCCAGGTTTCAGAGTAGCCTGTTTCTTTTTCGCCAGCTCCAAAAATCGGATATTTTTCATTTTCTTTTGATTCAGTTCTTTTGCCTTTTTTTAAAATAATTAAATCTCTGAGTTTAAAAGATTGAAATTTGTTCATTTTCTTCACCTCCACAGGTTAAAGGCTTGGCTTCTTCTTCAATGAATTTATCTAAAGCTCGCATAGATTTTAATATCTTAATGTTATTGATTTTAATTTCAGCTTCTAGCTTCTTGATGTCGATTTCTTCCTTTTCCTCGACTTCTCTCGCTACTTCCCAGTGTTCAAAATCAATTTCAAAAGTTTCTTTAACTTTCACGGTTTGAGTTCTACAATCATAAATTTCGCTCGTATAGGTGTTTTCTGCTTTTTCTTTGTCAATAACTATAAAAACAACTGGAATAGTTGTATCTTCAAAGCCGTTTTCAATAAAATTCAATTCTAAAAGTCTATTTCCAACAAGTTCTCTCATCTTCTTCTCTGTCTTTCTATAGGCTATTCCAGGAAACAAGATATAAAATCCGTATCTTTTCGTGAAATTCAAACTTTTTAATAAAAATATATCGTCTAAAACTCCTGACTTTTTCCAAGAGAATTCAGATTGTATCGCTTCAATCTCTTCTTTTGTCTGATCTTTAAATTTCAGACTAAAAGGCGGATTAATTAAACTCGCATCATATTCTTTGTACTCGTCAAATAGAAAGAAACTCATTACGTGAACTTCTGCATTTGGAAAGTTTTCAAGGAGCGTATCTGCTGCTTGTTTTTGAATTTCAACGGCTATTATCTTTTCTGCGTTGATAAACTGTTCAAGTTGGCCACTTCCTGCCGCTCCGTCAAAAATCGTCTTTAAATCTGGTACGTATTTTTTAACTTTTTCAGATGCATATTTTCTCAAAGCTTGACCTGTGATATATTCAGCGTGTTGATCGGCTATCTGCCTATTATTAAATTCTTTCATTTCTTCTCTCTTATGCTATAATTAAACAAAAGTTATTTTTTTAAGTCCTTATCTTGCTTGGCGGCTGTGAGGACTTTTTTTCTTGCTCTTTTTCATTCTTACTTCCTCTTTAAATACTTGTTTTTTACATATTTTGTGAATTTCCCATAATCTTTGAGGAAAACATCATCAACTCCACACTCTTTGCGATAAGCTTCCCTTTCATCTTCCAGGAAATTCCTATAGTCTTGTATTTCATAATCTTCTCCATCGGCGATATTGTTTTTCTCTAAATATGCTCTTAAAATTCCTGTTGCAGTTCTTCTATTTGCTTTCACTTTTTTACCACCTGGCTAAACTTATATTTAAGCGTTTTTCCGTCTTTATAGGTTATTTTGCAATCCTCTTGCCTATCTCTGTGCATTGCTCTGTGTCTTGCAATACCAAGAGAATTAAATTCTTTGTCGCAAGTATGACAATAACAATCTTTCATTCTCATCACCTCACTAAAAACTTAAAAAAAACCGTCTATAATTTCTGTGCCTTTTTAATATCTTTTTTCTTCAGGAATTTTTGCAACTTTCGAGTTGCATTCACAACAATAGTAGTACACACTTTTAAGCCTATAATTTGCTTCGTCATAAGCTCCCGCATTATCAAAAGTTAATTCGCCACTAGAATTGACAATTAATTCCGCAACTCCCGAAAACTTCTCTTTAATGAAAAAATTTTCTTCATTCCCACATTTTTTACATTTCATCTTCTAACTCCTATTCCTATTTTTTCTTCATCTTTTACTCAACTCCATAATTTCAATCTCCTACAAGTGCAAACATTAAAATTAAAAGCACTGTAACAACTATGGCTTTTAACCCTACCCAAATTCCTTTATTAAAATCGATATAACTGCCATTTTTAAAAACTAATTTCATATTTCACCTCATTCAACGATTTCAACTCTATCAAGTGCGAATTCTAATAATTCGCAAGCTACTGTTGAATATTCTTTGTTTATTTCGTTCGCTATGGCTTTAATTCTGTCTGCTATTTCTGGGTTAATCCTTATATAGGCCGTAGCTGGTGCGTAGCTCTTTTGCACTTTTAATATTAATTTTTCATTGTTTTCCATTTTTGCCCCTCCTATTTTTTAATTTCTATCTTTGCAGTCTCTCATCTGATAACCACCGCAGTTTCAACCCTAATCTTCTTGAGTATGGCCTCTAAGGCTCCTACACGGTCTCTAAGGCCTTGATTTTCTTTTTCAAGTCTTCGTCTCTCGAATGGAGATAGAGGGTCTGTATCCATGCCCAGTGCTTCAAGCTGTTCGATATAACTTAGTAGAAACTTTTGACCAGGTGCGTCAGGTATTATTTTTAGTTTTCTTGAATTAACCTTTGTCCTAATCGCATTCTCTGAGCATTGCCATCTTTCAGAAAGTTCAGCGACTGTTAAAACTGTTGTGTTTTCCATGACTGCTCTCCTAAAAGCTTATTAGTGAAATATATTTGACCTTTACCAGTCATCTTAGTTGTAGTTGTTGTCCTTGTACTACCATCAGGATTGTTGATGACTCTTACCTTGGTTTCAAAAAGTCCTTGTTCCATTGACCTCTGTGTAGGTTGATTTCTTCTTTCGCCATTCCTACATAGATAGCCTTGATTTCTTAGATAGGTAAATAACCTGTTCTGACCCATGTTTGGAAGTCCGTTTTGCTTCATTCTTTTCGCAAATTCTCCAATTAAGATTGAGTTTTCAGCTACTTCGCAGGAATCGGAAAATAAAACCTTCGGCTTGTTTCTTTCGTTCTCTGCTTCTGCAAGTATTCTTCTTTGTTTCTCTTCTTTTAAGGTTGTTGCAAGCTGAATTAAATAATCTGGATCTGTAAGTGTCCTTTCAATGACTGTTTCTGTCATGTAGGCTCCGTGTTTTCTTATGGTTGGTAAGACTTCTGACGTAACCCAATCAGCAAATCTCTCGGCTTCAGGCTTTCTACTTTGAAATATTAATTTGTAGAGGTTAGACTCGTTGATGAAGTTCATCTTCACATATTGAATAGCGTCAGATCCATCTGCTTTTTTACCAGTTACTACCCCTACCTCGGTAGTACCGACCCCGTCTTTTCTTAATCTGGATTTTGCATCGCTTGGATTTCTGATGTCCAAAACCCTACACACATCATTTAAATTAAAATAAGGTTCGTTGTTAATAATTGATGTTCTTACTTGTCCGAATTCTTGATTTTCAAAAATTTTTAAATCATTCATTTCTGCTCCTTTAAATTTTGTTCAAAATCTTCCATTCATTAATGCCTATTTCTTCATCAGTTACTGTTGTGATTATTCCTGCACTCTCGTAAAAGTTTTCAAGCTTACCAGCGTATTGGTAGGCTTTTTCTTTAGAAGTAAAAAACACTGAATCGCTTTTTGATAGCGATAATGTACCTCCTAAATCTGCTAAATACCTGTCAATGTTATTAATCCGAAATTTCAAAATATAAACTTTAAAATCTTTTTCCATAATTCACCTTCCTTTTTATTTGCTATAATCACCATAGAAAGTGAGGTGATTATTGTGATTGTTGACTTGCAAAAAATTAAATCTGATGTATTGCAAAATATTGCTAATCGCTATAAAAATTCTAATGACGGAAGTTTGGAAATCCTTGAATTAGTTGAAACTACCGCTTTAGATACAACTATCCTTGTTCTTCAAAAGTACCAAGAAGAACTTAAGAAAGAGTAGCTTTAGCATCTTTCAAACGATCAGCTAATTGCTTGGCTAATTTATCAATATCAATTTTGTCATTACAAGCCGTTGCAATTGCGAGAGCTTCACTATTTATTTCTTGTAATAAATTATGGAGCTCTTTTAATTTGTCCATTAATTCGTCTAAGCCTATTACTTCTACTTTAACTTTCATATGTTTTCACCTTCCTTTTCATACTTCTAAAATTTTTCTGATTTGCTCCAACCTTTCAGCATTTGTCCTATTGCCTTTAGCGATGTCATACACATAACCAGTGCTAATTCCCATTTCATCAGCTAACTTTTGGTATGTGTAGCCTTTTCTTTTCATAGCAACTGCAATTTTTTCTTCTAATGATAAATTTTTGAGCGTCAAACGATCACCACCTTTAAACATTGTATTATTTTACATTTTGAGTTGACTCCCATTGTAAAATATGCTAATATTTAAGCATAAAAACAACACTTGATTATAAGTTCCCGCTTTAATCAAAAATTTTTAAAATTTAGGTGCTAAATTTATGCTTAATTTTTAGCTTAAATTAAGTATAATGGAATATTTTCCATTTGTCAATAATATTTTTTGGAATATTGTCCATTTATTTAGTGCCATTTAATGAGGTGCTATATGGATATATTAGAAAGAGTCAAGGACTTATGCTACAAGCAGGGTATGACTGTAGCTGAATTAGAAAGAAAAGCCGATTTAGGAAATGGTAGTGTTAGAAGATGGTGTACATCAATACCAGCAGCCGATAAACTCCAAAGAGCGGCAATAACTTTAGGAACAACAATGGATTATTTGCTAACAGGAAATGAACCAAAAGAAAATTCTGAAACTCTGTTACTTGCAAGAGAAGCTAACTCACTTACCAAAGAACAGTTAAACGCAGTAAAAAGTATAATTGAAGAGTTTAAAAGAAATAATAACATAAGGTGATGCTATTGGATTGGAAAAGTAAAGATTATTTATACTATAAAATAATGCAGTTTTGTAATGACAATAAAGTTGAAGCTAATATAGATCTTGAAAAATTATGTGAAGAAAAAAACTGGTTTTTAATTCCTTATCCTAAAGAAAAATATCAAATATTTAAATCAATATCTAAAGATGGATTTACTGTCAAAGATGGAAATAATTTTTTTATAAATTATAATCCTGAATTAAAAGAAAAGTGCTTTGGAAGGTATAGATTCACCCTTGCTCATGAAATAGGACACATATATTTGTATCATCACATCTATGTGGACTATTATGTTTTGATGCACTGTGATGATAAGAAAACTATATGGGAACAACAAGCAGATATATTTGCTCAAAACTTGCTTATGCCTATTAAGTACAAAGATTATTACAAAAAGTATAACAATATGGATCTACAAAACATATTTGGTGTAAGTAACGAAATGGTAAATACCAGATTAAGTAAATTATATCAGGATGAGCTTTTTTCAAGAAAATTGATTACAAAACTAAGAAACAAAACTTTAGTTTATGGAGATAAGAAATGAAAATACTAAGAAAAATTGTTGGAACATTATTTATTTTTGCGGCTATTGGCGGCTTTATTGCAAAAGACTTTTTACCTGCTTTAATTATTTTGTCAGTTGGAATACTCCTAATAAAAGGTATTTCAAAAAACAATAAAATTAATAATGTTGATAAAGAAACTAATATCGCTAATGAGCCAAAAAATATAGAAGACGACAAAAACAATAAACAGACAAACAAAGTAATTGCTAAAAAAATTAATTTTGATAGTGATAAAATTAATAATAAAAACTTGAAAGATTTTACAATAATTGATTTTGAAACTACAGGTATATCCGTATTTAGTAATGAAATTATAGAAATAGGAGCAATCAAGGTAAGAGATTTAGAAGTTATAGATACTTTTGATACACTTTGCAATCCTCTTATGACCATAGAAAATACACACATTCACGGAATAAAAAACGATAAAGTTATGGAATATAAATACCCAATGGTTTACATGAATGATTTATTAACATTTATTGGTGACGATACTATATTTGCATATAATGCCCCTTTCGACATAGAGTTTTTAAACTCTTACTTGCCAAGTAACATAAATAATAAGATTGTAGACGTGTTAGCTTTAGCACGTGCTAGAGAAAATAGAGAATCATATAGACTGGTAGATGTTAGAGAAGACCTAAACATTAATACCGAATGCCATAGATCCATAGGAGATTGTGAAGCTACGCTTGAATACTATAAATATTTGCTTTTTAAATATGATATCAAAAGGTTGCAATATACTCATGTAGATTCAGAACTAACATCTCTAAGATCTAAGCGTAACGCTAAATATGCAAATTATATTTTAGAAAATCACATACCTGATTCTTCTACATTTGATGAACAAAGTTATTTTTATAATAAAAATGTTTGTTTTTCTGGAGATTTCGATAATTTTTCAAAAGCAGATGCTTATTTAAAGATTCTTGATATTGGAGGACACGTTCAACAAAACGTCACTTTGAAAACAGATATTTTAGTAATAGGAACTTATAAACAAAAAACTTCAAAAGAAAAAAAGGCTGATGAGTATAATCTAAGAACTAATATCAAAATAGAAAAACTACATGAAGATGATTTTCTACAACTATTAAACGAGTAAAATAAATTATGATACAAAAAAAAGAGCCTGCACGAATGCAAGCTCTCCAAAACACAAAGTGTGTTTTCTTCCCAAAATTAATTGTATCATAAATCCGTCAAATTTAAAAGGAGTATGATATATGAATACAACTATTAGACAAAGAAAAAATGGCAAATACCAAGCTATTATTTCTTACAAGGTTAATGGCGCCTGGAAGCAAAAATCTAAAGGCGGCTTTGACCGAGTTTCGGATGCCAAAAAATGGGCAAAGGATAAGTCTTTTGACCTTGTCGAGATTGAGAGACAAGGTATAGTAGATAGTGACATGACAGTCGGTGAGTTATTTGATCTCTACATTGAAGACCTTGAACTTCAAGGTAAGCCGAGAAATACGATCAGAGCCTATACCGATACCAAGAAATTCTATGAAAGAATTTGTTCGACCCAATTAAAAAAACTAAAGGCTCATGACGTTAAAAGGCATATTTTCTATAAGCAAAAAGAGACCAACTTTAGCTACCAAGATTTTTTCAAAAGACTTAAAAGCGTGTTAAATTTCGCCTGCAGAGAACTTAAAATCATACCATCAAATCCAATCTGTGATTTAAAAATAAAATTTGAAAGTACCGACAAAAGAATTAAATTCATCACCAAAGAAATTTATCAAAAAATCTTAGATTCTATTGATGACGATCTTGAAAAGCTATACGTTCAAGTCTTATATGAGACTGGTATGCGTAGAAGTGAAGCCTTAGGAATTACAGTTTTTGATGTTAAAGACTGCAAAATTTCAGTAAATAAACAATATGACGAAACTTTGAAAAAATTCGCATCTTTAAAGACTGCAAATTCTAAAAGATTTATACCTATCAAAAAAGAACTTGAAAAAAAGCTACTTTCTCAAATTCCAAACATTGAAGGCAGGCTCTTCTATGGATTCGATTCAAATACTATATATAACAAATATATCAGGCCTTTCAATACCTCAATTCACTGCTTTCGACATACTTTCGCTACAAATCTTGTAAGCTCTGGCATAGATCTTACTATAGCTGCTCAGATTATTGGCGATGATATTAAGACAGTCTTAAGCACCTACACTCAAGTCAATGAAGACAAGAAATTGAGTGAATTTGACAAAATTCGAGCAATGTTTTAAATTTTTGACCAATTTTTGACCAAAAAAAATAAAACCGCTGATTTCAACGATTTGAAAGCTTTATTATTATATCCAAGCT